TCATTTATTTATACTTTTCAATTTATTGCTTAAATAGTTTTCAACAGACCTTTCTATTAATTGCTCATTCTTTTTAAGTGCTGGTCGCATAAAAGGTTTCCCAGAATATATAATATGTCTTCCGTCCTTTAAGTCCCTAGCCCAGCCGTATTCCTGATAAATCGCATACTCAACATTCGTATAAACTACACCAACAGCATTAGAACCCAGTCCTGCTTTTGAAGCAATTTCACCAGATAGTGTCTTAGCAAAAATATGATTCATAAGGTTTCCAGTATCAACAGGTGCTAATATCTTAGCGTCCCTTTGAACAATCCTTGTTAATTTGCTAATAATAGGTTTCAAGTCTACATCACCAGCTTTGTTAAACTTTTCAATACACCTATCTAAGTTTTTAATTGCTACTACCTTTACTGCCATTTATCACAAGCTATCAAATTATGACTATCGTATTTTAGAAATCTCTTAACACGGTAACAATCATTCCCATATTTCAAGATATCCCCAAGCTCTACTACTGCGTCGGTTGTAATTAATAAATCAGCTTCAATTTTAATACCCTCTTGGTCTTGCAATTCAGCCAAGTTTCCATACTGTACATTTCCATAGAAACTAGTTCCCTTTGTAGACATAGTATCGTGTGCAAAACCGTCCGTGTCTACTGTACTTGTTTTCTTATAAGGGGTTATCTCCTTATCGTAAAATGTGTCCTTTATTTTGCTCTTAAAACTTGCAGGTATTTCCATTTATTCAGACTTATAAATTACTATAATTCCCTTCTGTAAAGTTCGTTCTAACAATCGTTGGTATTCTATATCTATCAATAATAGTTTTTGCACTACCAAAAATGTCATCATCTTCCTTTGAGTTAAAATAGCTTTCTATATAATCTCCATAACTAATAGACTGTCCATTGTCCGATATACTTTTAATTCCTTTATTATCAGCAAGTAAACCTTTAATCCCTTTGTAACTAGAAACTACCACTCTTGCGAGTGTCCTTTCTAATTCAACAGGAACAGGAAGTATCGGTAATCTTTTACCAGTTACATCAACTATGTAATCACTATCATAGTAATCACCAGTTAGAAATCTTTCATAACCAGCAACTAATTGCTGTCTATTGGTGTATGCCAAAAATCTATCAATCACATCAGAGATTATAAAATCAATATTGCTATCTTCTTCCAGTTCAGGACACAGAGCAATCACATATTCTTTAATTTTGCCAATCACTTCGTCCATTCAGACTTAATAAAAAGTTAAGCTCTTTTATTTTAATCTTTTTATTTAATCTTTTATTTTAACTTCAAGCTCAACTCTTTCAATTAAGCAGATACTGCACTTAATGATGCATACTTAATCAAATCAGGCATTACTGCTTTTGTACCATAATGATAGAACAATTCTATTGCCACAGCGTTGCTAAGAGGTATAGGTTCAACAACATAAGGTTGTGCTACAACTGGCTGTGCTATTGCACCAACTGCCATACAAATAGCGTCCTCTGTCTGCCTTACATTAGAGAATATCCTTACTCCGTGGAATACATTATAATCCTGACCATTAAGATTAGTTACCTTGTCCAAATAAGTTCTAACTTGTCCATATATATTAGGTTTAACAGATAATACTAACATCTCTCTATCAACACCATCTACATTATAATTAGAAACAGTTTCAACTGCCTGTATAAGTTCTTCTAACTGGTCGACAATTTCTGTTCCAGTTATTGCAACTTCTGTTCCAGCACTCTCTGCTTCTGTGAAGAATGCTCTGTCAAGTTCTCTAATCATAGCATTTTGATGATTTGCCTGTCTTTTAGCAATTATTCCATCAATACCAGAAAACTGAATATCTTTCCACTCTACTTCTTCAACTATTTCTTTGTCTTGGTCAAGGTTAATTGTTACTCCGTTGTTCTTAGCCTTATCACCAGCACCAGCTGTTCTGGCTGTTCCATATGTCTGACTTTCAGCAGTCATCAATCTTCTTGCTTCAACAGAACCACTTTCAGGATTACCAGAAAGGTTTGTATTCTTAATCTGTGCAGATATTGCACTCTTTTGAATCATATCAACCAATTCGGCATAACTCTCTTTTAACTTGTCAGCAGTCTGTCCATCAGCAAGTAGAATACTTAATGCGTCTTCTTTTGCCATTTCCTTATAAATAATAAATTAACTTCAAATTACATATTAAAATGAAGTTACTACCTTGACAGGCTCTTTTGTTTCGCTCTTTAAGTCTTTCGGTGCTACTCCTTTCAACTGTTCAGCAACCGTTTTTGAAACACTTTCTTTATACTTTTTAATAAAGTTATCAGCATTCTCCAAAGTTTTGTCTTTATCAACATCAATCACATAACTGACTAATTCAACAGGAACACCAGATTTTTGAAATAGTTCAACTGCTTCTATTCGGTTTTCCCTTATAGCAACCTGTTGCTCTCTTTCTTTAATCTCGTCCTCTGTCTTTTTAATCAGCTCTTTTTCTTTTTCTTCTGCCGACAACTTAGCAAGTCTTTCAGCTTCCTGTCTTTCTTTCTCAATTCTCTCCTGTGCTTCCTTTAAGATTTTTCTTCGCTCTCGCTCTAACCTTTCTTTAAGCACAGCTTCTAATTGTTCCTGAGTCAGTAATTTTTCATTATCTTTCTCAGGATTTTCAGTAATAACCTCTCCATCTGAACCCTCTTTAATTGCAGAAACCTTAGATGTGTCAATTTCTGCCGAGTTTATTTTTTTGTCTGACATAACATCAGCATAATAATTTATTTTCCGTTTAACCTCCGTCGAGTTTTGAGACTTTTATTTTTGTTTTATTTTAGCACAGGTTATAAAACTAATCCTTTGCTATATATAATAGTATCATAATCGTAACAGCTTATCAAGTTTTTATTTCTTGTCTTTATTCAATCTCTTATTTCCTACTTCTTTCCAATCTTCAAACTTTCACCAGTCCCTAGTCTATATGCCCTTTCATTTCCCCTATACACTTCCTGTAAAATATCTCCATAAGTATAATCCTTACTACTCTTATACTTGCTTCTCATAACCATTTCAGGTCTTATTTCATCTGCAAATATAGCAACCGTTGTAGACCTACAATTACTATGCAAAGGTGGGTAGTTATATCCTTCAACTGCCTCACTTAGTTTCCAGATTGTCCCATTCATACCTCTGCAAATCTTTGAAGTTCTATTATCCAAAGTAGCAACATATCTATAATATTCAATTCCGTCATCTTGATATCCCTGCAACTCTGCCTGATTACTAAAATGCATACTTTCAGTTCTAACCAATCTAACTGCACTTCTCTCTGCTACTCCAAACCTGTCATGTATAATCTTAGAAGTCTTATCAATAGACATTCCTGTTATCGCTTTCATTCCCAGAATATTCCTTAACTCACTAGCAAACTCTCCTATATTGGTATTCGTTCTAATTTCATAATTACTACCCAAAAAATCATCTTCTAAAATCTTGTTTATCAAATCTTCATTTATTATATTAAACCCACCAGTAATTGAATATCCCTTAAAGTTTCCTAACCCACCAAGTCCTACTCCTTTATACATCATTCTTAAAGCATTATCTTCTCTTGTTAAAGCATACGCCTGTTTAATTATATCCGAGTAATATTTCCTTTCCGATATGGTCATTTCAGGAACCAAATCCTTAACACTCCAATACACATACTGTCTAAATCCTTCTAACCTATCTAACTTATATAGAAAATCTTTATTCAAAACCTTCTTATAATCATAACCAGCAAGTGTTATTTTTTCCTTCAATTTCAATAATACCTTTTTTCTATCATTGCCTACTAACTTCTCTTTTAGTTTTGCAACATCTAAAACTTGCCCATTAGAGTTTTGTAAATATAATTCTTTTAATTCTCTTTCAATATCCCTTAAAGTTTCTTCATACATTGGGATAACCCTATTTATTAACTGCCTAGAAGTCATTTCTGACATAACAGTTCGCTGTATAGCCCTTGCTTCCCATTGCTTAATCAAACTTTTCTGATACAGCATATCAGTCTGTGCTAAACTCTTTGCCATTTCTAAATCCTATCAAGTTATTCTATTCCTGCTTCTTCTTCCAATCCTACCTTCTCATTTTCTTCCCCTGTATTCTCTTTTGCAGTTCCAAAGTTTCCAATTCCAAGCCTTTCCCTTTCTTCTTCTCTGTTCTTCTCAACTACTGCACTTGCGTCATCAACAAAAGGTAACAAACCAACCAATGTTTCGTCATCAACTAATCCTTGAAGATTCACTATTATCTGACTTAACTCAACTAAGTTTTGTGGTAAACTTCTCTTAAACAAAACATCTATCTTACTTAAAGGTATTTTCTCCATTTTACCAAGTGCTACATAATAGTTGTTATAAAGTTCAAATCTTTCTTTTAATCCGTCTTCAACAAATCTTTCCTTTGTTGTAGTATTCATTTCAAAAGGAAGTAACTTATAACTCAAAGCAACACCACTACTATTTCCTGCAAAGTTTTCGTCTGACATATTCGGAACTTTTGCTATCTTAAAAATATCATTCTCAATAGTCTTTCTTAAAATGTCTAACTGACCTTCGTCCAACTGCCTCATTAAGTAATCCAGCTTACTATCAATTGGTAAACCAAATAAAGTCCTTTGCTCTATTAACTCTCGCATTTGCTTTTCTTCTAATTGAACCCCATAACCCACCAAGATACTTTCAACCAGTTGTTCAATATCATTTATTCTATCTGACTGCAAAGTATTATAAGCATCAATTAAACTTATCACTTGCTCAAAATCCCCAGTCATTTCACTATTATTCTTAAACTCAATTACAGGTACTTTCCCAAATAAATGTGGTATACCTTCACCGATTGCTATTGTCTTTCCTTCAACTACACAATCATAAAAAAATTTGTTATCGTAAACCTTAATGCTTTTATACTCTCCTTTCCTTTCCCCTAATTGATACAAAATAGCAAATAATTTATTATGCTCAACAGTATCATCATAAATACAAATACAATTTCTATCATCTACAATAGCACTTCTAGTATCATTTCCTACATTATAAACCAATTCATACTGCCTACCAAAAATGCCCAACTTCTTAACTATCTCATTATCAGTATTAGAAATTACTTGTTCTCTGTATTGTTCTAAAACTACTTCTGCATCAAACTTATCATCAATTTTATAATCAACAGGATTACCTACTAAATACCCAGTATTCAAATCTACTATATAACTAGCGTGATTAACAACAACTTTATTATTTTTTGCTGTCTTAGGTTTCGTTCTTTTAAGAATATCGTGATTGCCAATATAATATCTGTCTAATCTCTCAAACCTTTCTCTTTCATCTTCATTGACCTCAATAGCCATTTTAATCAAATCGGCATTCAAACTCGTATCCTTGTTAACTGTGAACATTCTTTTAGATTAACAATTTATTAAAACAACCAACTATAAAATTGTTTTATTTCTTTTCCTACTATAATCGTACCAAAATTATAACATAATTACAATTTCAAATTACAATCCTTACTATTTATTCTTACTATTTACAACCTTTACAATCCAAGCAACTCCCTATTCAAAATCTGTACTTCTTGTTTATTCCCTAATTTCTCCATTGCAATATATCTTAAACTATCAATGCTATGATTCAACTCGTCAATAGGTTCATTTAACATATTTCCATTTCTATCTTCTTTCCATTTATATTTTCTTAACTCATTTTCAATTTCAATACTCCTTTTAGTTATATGTATCTTAAAAGATTTTAACAAATCAATTCCATACCTTACACTATCAGCACCTTTGTACGCCCCTTTAATATTAAATCCTGCTCTCCTAATTTCTTCAATACTTTTCGGCTCACTACTATCACCAACTATCAAATCACCACTATTCACTTTTAACTTCTTTAATTCGTTTATAATATCACTATTCAGCATTCCAGTTCTATAAATAGGATTATCTGCATATAATTCTTTATCAAACTCCCAAAGACCAACTAATGCAGTAGGGTCATTTCTAAAACCAAAGTCCAGCCCATATCCCAAAAACCTAGCACTATCAGGAATACTATCTACAATATCCCAGTTAGTAAATATTACTCCTTGCAACTTAGCCTTGTTTCCCAATCCATAAACTTCCCACATATAATTGTCAGCCGTTCCGTTTTTAATGTTCTCTGGCGTAGGTTCATAACTTTTAATCTTTCTAATAATATTCTCTGCTAAAAAAGGATTGTCTAACATCGTAGAATGAATAACATAAACATCAGGTCGCTTTTGAATATCATAAACCCAACCGACATCATTATAAGGATTGTAGTCTATTAACCCACCTTTTGTAGTTCTCATTTCTAACTGGTCAAAATGTCTTTTTTCAACTTCTAATGCCTCATTTATCCAAAACCAATCCTGCTTTCTTCCGTGCAATTTTTCTGCATAGTCTAATCCATAAAAAGCAAACTCACTACCATTTACATTATAAACCTGGTCTGCTCTATTAAAGTTTATTTCTGGTGTTATGCTTAGACCATACATATTCACCATTTCTGCAAAATCTTTTAACAATGTACTTTTAATCCAAGTTAGTTTATCTCTAACAATAGTAACAGTTATACAGTCTCCTTTTACTGCTTTCAACAAAAAGAATTGAAATATACTCCAAGTTTTAGAACTTCTTGAACCTCCTTCGTGGCAAATAATCTTATACTTCTTCTCTGCTCGTAGTGTCTTCTTCAATACTTTCGTTGCATTTATTTCCAGCTTCATCTTTTGTTTCAATAAACTTAACAACTACGGTATCTATTTTTTCACCACCTGTTGTAACATCAATATCTTGTGGTGCTCTCCCTACATTCCTATCCAAATAGTCAATTAAAAACTTCTCTCTTGTCATATACCTAACTAATCTTGCCTCTCTTACCGAGTGTTTATCAGGATTTTTCTCTATATCTATTCTTAACTTATTTAAGTCATCTAACGACATTAAATCTAATCTTGCAATTAAATCCATAATCTCTTGTTTAATTCTTCTTCTTTCCCAACCTGCTTTTTTAAGTTCTGGCGACGGCTGTCCCAAAACATCAAACCCTTTCCCACTTGCCCCACCAACTATCTTTTTTGTGTTTTTGTTCGTGTTTTTATTCATATTTGTTATCTTGAAAACTTAAAACCACAATTAGGACAAGTTATTTCATTAGAATCGTTTTCGGTTATATCTGAATTGCCACTTTCTTTATAATCTTCCCAATCAAAATCAAATAATTTAGAATATTCTTCATAGGTTTCATCACTGTATCCTAACATATCTTTAATTATATCATCATTAACATCTTGTTCTTTGAACCAGCCAACAATTTCTGCTACTTTTAATTCTGATATAGGGACTTTCTTCTGCTCTTTAATAAGTGTAATTGCTCTTGCCAATTTATCATCAACTTTTCCTAGATTATTTATTCTTACCTCTGTAAATCCTAATTCTTTGCAAGCCAACCATCTGTGATAGCCGTCTAGTATCTCGTATTTATCTCCTAATTCTCTAACCGTAATTGCTTCAAATAACCCTTTCTTCCTTATTTCCTCTTTTATTTCTTCATACTTTTTCTTATTTTCTTCGCTTTCTTCAATACTTTCTTTCGGATTCCAAGTATTCGGAATAACTTTGTTTATATCAACGATTAAATCTTTTCCTAATATCTTCATATTTAATATTGTATCATAAATCTTAATCCCATACTATTCCTCTTTTCTTCCATAACTTAGTTATATCTTCTGCCAATTTAGAATACCTTAACAGGTCTTTTTCTACTCTTTCCTTATAATTTACCGTTTCTGTATAAAATCTATTTAATCTCTGGTCTTTGTATGATTTTTCTCCAAACTTTGCAGACTTCAACCAGCTTGTTGCATCAACAGAATAAAACGGATATCTTTCCCAAGCCCATAAAGCATTAACCCCAAAACCGTGAACCTTTACCCTATTCCGAATGATACTAAAACAAAAATCCAACCAATTTTTAAGCTTTTGCTGTTTTAATGCTAATGGAACAAGACCACCGAGAGCAATATAATCATATTCATTAACAAGTTTTTCTAAGTATTCAACAGGACTTTTATAATGAAAGACTGGTAACGGTTGTAATCCACACTTTTGCATATATCTCGTATTCCTTTCAGTCGCTTCATAATCTCCAATAACATCTAATGTTGCATATACTTCAAACTTCTCCTTATTCTTTTTAATATACTCAACATATTCATCTATATCTATTAAAGAGCCAATAGTAAAAGCACTAAAAGCACCACTATCTAAAAATATCTGTTTTCTCGTTAGTTTCCAGTATTGGTCTATTTCTTTTTTACTTAAATAAGAAGTAAGCTTCCTACAATGCGTATATTTACAAAGTATGTCTATATATCCTTCTCCTGCAAAATAGACTTTCATTTAGATTACATAATAACATTTTCTTTTTCTTTTGTTACATATACCAAAGGTGTAGATATTAAAGACACAGCCCATTTTACAAGTGTCTGCCCTAGCACCATTGATAATAATACCGAAACTGGTAATGTCCCATAGAAAGCAAAGAAAATAAAAATAAAACTATCTACTGGACTAGCAATAAAATTACTAAACAGTACTCTTAACCATTGGTGTTTTCTAGTAATCTTATTAACAAAAAACGAGTATGCCTCTGTATCTATTAACTGACTTACCATTTCTGCAAAAATAGATGCAATTACTATTCTCCAAACTCCTCCTAAAACAATAGAAAACTCTTTCTGAATGCCCCAAGATTCAGCTGGTGGTAACATAATTGAGAACTGAAAAAGCAAAACCATTACAACATTAAGTATTGCAGAAATAAAAATTATATTCTTTGCCCCCCTTTTTCCAAGAGATTTATGGATTACATCTCTTAAAGTAAAAGTTAATGGATAAATAAAAACTGCCGTTGGAATAGTAAGCCCTAAAACAGTAGTAATTTTAATTGCCATAATGTCAGAGAATATCTGAAATGCAACATACATAGATATTGCCAACATTGCCGATAAAGAGAGCATAGGAACCAAACCTGACTTTTTCTTACTCATAAAACTATTAAGTTAATTTATATATTTTTATTTTATATGTTTTTATTTTTATTCTGGCTCTCCATATTTCTCAACTAGTTCTTTATACTTCTTCTTATACTTATCTCCTATTCTGTTCAAATCACTTTCCTTAAACCTGACTAAACTCCATTTATTAGCAATTAAACCATCTACTACTTCTTTCCCATAAGTATCATACATATATTTTGCATACAAATCTAATCTTCCACGACCCCACAGGTTACAAAATCTGCACTGCGAGTGAACCCCTAGCTCATTAAACAAAACGGCGTTATTCCTACCTTGCACAAAATGTCCTGCCTGTAAATCCTTAAAATTAAACTCTTTACCACAAGTTACACACTTGCCCCGACTAATACTTCCTGTTGTTTTAATACAATCTCTCGCTCTAATATATAAACTAAACCATTTCCAAGCCCTGTTCTTTGCTCTCTTGTATTCACTTGCCATACTCCATTGTAGCACCTAGCTCATAAAAGTCAAATCTGTCCATTATCAAATCTTTACTAATCAAAACTATTTCACTTAAACTATTATCACCACCTTTTACCTTTTTCAAATATTTCCAGTTACTTCTGATAAATCCCTTTAAGTCTGAAACATTACATCTTAAAAAATACCACTCTCCATTATACCAAAAAATATGTATCCACTCTTTTGCTTTTGTAGTTGCTAGTCCTGACAAACTATCTCTACATCTAATTTCAATAGCTATATTATCTGTCTTTTCGCTTTCAAAATCTGTCTTTACTTCTATCTTATATCCTGTGCTGTCAATTAAATCAAAACCTTTCTAATAACCCTCAACAACTCTTAAACCATTAAACTCCAAACCCAACTTCTCACAAATCAATCTTTCAAAAGTCTTTCCTTTTTCCAAATCGTTCAGAAACTTTTTATTATTATCCATTTTTATTCCAGTTTAGATTAAGTGGGGATTGTAACTGCCCAGTCCAACCCCCACCAAAGTCTTTTACAAACTTGTTATTTCCAAGCCTTCTTCTTTAAGGAACTGCTCTATCTTATGAGTGATAAGAGTCTTCCTTCTGTTTTGCCACATTTTCTTAGCCCTCTTACTGTCTACTCCATTGCCTTTATAAGTTTCTAAATACCATTCTTCCCATAACTGTATTGCCTGTCTTTTACTAATCCTTCCTTCTCTATTCGAACGGTCTAGGATAAAAACAATAACTAACTGCTTAAATGTTTCTCCGGCAGGGTATCTAACTTTATCGGGAGAAATGCTTGGTATTTTAGATAAAATACTTGGTGTTTTAGATGACTCTATGTCAACTAATTTTTTAATGATTCCCATATTTAAAATATAAAATAACTTAAATATCTATTTGTATTGTAAATGGATTCCCTGCCAGCCCCTTCATTGATTTGCCTTTCTTACAATTTAAATAACTTCCCGAACAATACTTTTTATTCCATTTTAGACAATGCACCATTAACCACTTTAATCCATCTGTCTACATTATCATTATTTGTGTACTTGATTGCCCTGCTTCTATTCGTTGCCACATCAGGATAATATTTACTAACTCCATTACAAATAACCCTGCTCATTTCTTCATAACTAGGGTCGTAACTTCTATTCCCTTTGTAAAAATATCCATAAAAATTGCTGTGATTATCCGTTGCTTTCCCCATATTAGTTTCTGCAACACTAATTGCAACAACTAATTTTAGAGTATCTTCATCACAATATTTCCTTAAAGTATTAAGATATTCATCGTTTATTCTGCCCCCATAACTTACAATATATTCTTTTACCCTATCTCTTTTAACTTCCTGAACAACAATTTCTTCTATGTCTGCAACTGCAACTGTAACTTCCTTTTTGCCTGTTTCAATATTTTCTGTTTCTACAACTTCTTCTACTTTCTCATTTTCACAAATATTCTTCACATTCTTACTCTTTAACAAAAGGAAAGACAACACCAATACCAAAACAACCAACAACAATATCAGCAATCTTCTTAAAATCTTCTCTGTCCTTTTCCTACCGTCTAAAACATCAATTCCCCTAATCCTTTTTACAAGTTTCTTTGCCGTTCTTTTAACTCTTTTTATAGTCTTTTCAACAGTCTTTTTTACAGTCCTTTTCATACTATTTTTCATTATATATTATACAATATTGTCTTCTTCTACACCATTTCTCAAAATAGGTTTCCTACCACGATATACTTTTCTATCACCAATTTTCCATAAATAAAGTTTACTTTCAGGAACAACATAAACCTTTTTCCCATCTATTGTGTTAATTTTTTCTGCACCCCACCTATCCCTACCTCTCGGACCTGAACATCTCCTTGTAACTGTTATTCTTTTCAAATTAAACATTCTGCCCAGCATTCCAGTTGTATACAATTTTTCTCTCTTCATTTTATTTCTCCTTTACTAAATTATCTTCAATCTATCCCAACTTGCCAGACTATTAGCTTCTTCTAATATTTCGTTAATAACCTCTCGTTTTGCTTTTCTTTTTTCTCTCTGTATAAGTTGAAATATATCATCATAAAGCTCATTAACTAAATCTACTTGTGAGAAACTCCCATCTTCATTACACCTATAAAATGTTTCTCTTTGCAACAACAAATCTTTAATAGCCGTCTGTATATTTTGTAATTCTTTCATTTTATTCCTCCTTTACAATTTAATCTTCAAACTTGTTCTTATAATGTAAAATAATCTTCTCATATTCATTTTTATAATAGGAAGCAAACTCCTCTTTTGTCGGCTTCCTTCCCAATTTTTGTTCAAGCAATTTCCATAACACATTTCTAAATCTTTTGCTAGGACTTTTGTATTCAAGAGTGTCATTCTCTGGCAAGTTTTTTAATATATCATCAATATCAATATCTACATCATTTCCAACCAAGCTATCAGTCAGAACAACTATTGCAATCTGACCCCTATGGCTATCAACTTCTGCTATATCTGCACTACTTAATTCAATTAAACTGTCTAATCTTAAAGAAACACTATTATCAGCCCTTCTATTATAATTTTTTAACTCTGCTTGTATTACTTTCATTATTATTATTAAATAATTAAGATAACTTTCTAATTTATCTGATAATTCCTCGTATGCAGTAATACCATTGTTAAATATATCGTTCATCGCAAGTTTTAGCATAAACCATTCGTCTTTTGTAAAAGCTTCCTTCTTCCCCTCTTCCCTTGCTTTGTCTAGTTCTTGGTCTATGTATGTTTCTACAATCCAATATATTATCTCTTCTTTAGTCATTGGGTTTAGTCCACTAATTGGAGATATCTCATAAATAGACTTACCTTCTAAAACTTTCTTTATTTCCTCCTTTAGTTCTTTCTTTTCCATATTACTTATTGTTTAATTTAGATAATTCCTCAAATCTTCTCTGTAAATTGTAGTAATCTCTTTTCTCGTGTTTATCAAGTCCTACTAACCCTCTTACCATTTTTAACCCCTCGTAGTGTTCAATTCCCTGTAACAAATCTATATACTCTTTTATCCCCTCTTCCCTTGCTTTGTCTAGTTCTTGCTGTACAAAACGTTCCAATTCCTCCCTATTAAAAACTAACTGGTCATCTTTTTTCTCAACCAAACCGTTGTCCTCTAACTTAAAATAATAACCCTTCATAAATGACAACTCTCTTAGTTTCTTTTTCCAAAATTCCTGTTTCCTTTAATATCCCATACTCAATAGTCCCACTCTCTAATTCCCCACAAGTTATTGTTTTATCTTCATCTGTTATCTCTCTCCAATTACATATTCCAGCAAACGCTTTTAACCCAAAAGAGAGTTTTCCCTTACAAGTGATTGAGAGTCCTGCGATTATTCCATATGACTCACCTGCTTTAATAGACCAACCTGCTTCAATAAACTCACCTGCTTTAATAGACCAACCTGCTTCAATAAACTCACCTGCTTCAATAGACCCACCTGCTTCAATAAACTCACCTGCTTCAATAGACCCACCTGCTTCAATAGACCCACCTGCTTCAATAAACTCACCTGCTTTAATAGACCCAGTCACAAATAGCCTCATATCCAAATCTATCTCTAACGATTCTGTTGTTTTTATGTCTCCGTTAAAAACATATCTATAATCTTCTTTTACTAACCCTTTGAACTTTTTATCTATAACCATATTCCTTATTGTCTTTTAATTTAGATACTTTCTCGTTTTTTGATTTATCTCTATCTATTCTGTCCTGTATCCAACTAACTGGTTTTAATCCTAACCATTTCTGTATTTTAAGAAATCCAATTTCCGATAATATAATATATTGCAACTCTCTCATGTTTTCATAAAGTGCTTTAAACTCTCCTGCTTGGTGTTCTTCGTCTTTTGTTTCCATTTTTATTCTTCCTTTGATAATTTAGATGTTCTACTCTCACCAGAAACTTCAAACCAGTAATCGTTCCAAACCTTTTTTACTATCACAACAGTTCCTAATTCATCATTAAACTTCTTAACAATATTAAAACTTTTATCCTTTATATCTTTAACTTCTCTGTAAGCACTAACTACATAAAAGAATATGTCTTCTATATCACATTCACCTTTGTATTTTATAACAATCTTATTCATATTTCTTTTTAATAAAATTATTTTTTACCTATATCTCTCAATACACCTATCCTGCGCTTCTTTATATGCTGTATCTATTCTGTCCGACTTATATGCTGGTAATAAGCAATTATCTCCTAAATACAGGCTTCTACAAGCAGTATTCCAATCTTCTATATAGGTTTCATGTGCAGATTTTATACAAGAATCAATTAAACTCTGTTTATTAAACTCCTCATTTATCAAGTCAATTTCTTTACTAAGTTCTACATTTTTTGAATACATTACTATTCCAAAAATTGCCAACATAACTATCACAATTATCATAATCGTGTTTTTCATTTTTATTTTATTTGATAATTTAATTTATTTCTCTATTTTAAGGTTATCGATTTTATATAGTCGACCATAGAATTTCCTTTCTCATATATACCAATAAAGTCTAGCAATCTGTCTGACCAACCTGCCAAATGAATACACTTCGGACTGGATAGGTCTTTTGTCCCATAACCCTGAACATCAATTGCATAAACAAAAGGGTCAACATTCATATTTTTCTTATACTTGTTATATTGTGCCTGTGAGCCACCCCCAACATAATAACCCCAAGAACTATAACTGTCCTGCCACGACTCATTATCAGATATAATTATTATCCTATCATACTTTTTCCCAGTTTCCTCTGCATACTTAAAAACCAACGAAGTGTCCGTCCCACCACCGTTTGCTTCTTTTTGTATTCTTTTTGCTAAGTCTATTACTGGTGTCCTACTTGAAAAATTAAACTCATAAACCTCATCATCATACAAAATAAGGTCTGCACCAGTATTTGCTTTTGCAAGTGTTGCACCAAAGATGGAAGCAATCTGCATAGGTCTGCCTTCCATAGAACCAGAACAATCTATCGCCACTAATGTTTTACCACTCAATTCTGGGGTGTTTTCTACGGCGTAATCCATTGCTATTGAAATTGCGTCTGCAACTTTTCTATTTCCCTCCACATTATCATAAGCAGTAATAAATCTGAATGGTAATTGCTTAGATTTTTTAACTTCTCCTTTATCTGTTAGTTTTGCCAATGCCTTTTCCAATATATCCTCGTCTACATTGTTTTTTATCAAATTATTAAGATTTCTTAATAAAGCCATATATCCTAGTTTATTTTCGGTTACCAACCTCTCCCAATCCCTTTTCTTATCCTTAGAAGCAGAGATTACTGCCTCCCAAGTTTGACCAGTTATTTTCAATTTTCCATTTATTAAATCTTTCCACGCTTTTTGCTGTGCTTCCGTAGCAAACTGTGGCTTAGGGTGAACTAAATTAAACACATCTACTAACTTTACCGACTTCCCCTCTCCTCTGTATTTTGCCAACTGATAGCCAGAGAACTTATACAATGCCCTTCTTATACCTCTTTTAACTTGCTTAGGTAATTTACAATCAAGATATGCAACTAATTCAGTTAAATCGTCAACTCTTGTTACTGTGTTCTCAATAGTTTTTCTTACAAGGTCATCTCCCCTATGTATCTTAGATAATTCTCCTAAGAGCACAACAGGAACACTTCTAAGATTAAACTCTTTCCTTGCTACATATGCCAATTTTGCGACATATTCAGGCTCACACTTGGCGACCAAGCTTTTTATTCTTTCCAATCTTTCGTCGCCATTTTCATAATATTTATCCTCAAGAAAAGTTGTAAGAACAGCATGTAACAACTCCTGTTCTGCACCCA